TCCCTTCCGATGTTCGGCCCGGCGAAGAGCGCATCAACCAAGGCGGCAGATGCCGTCATCAGAAGCTCGCATTCAGGCGCACCCGGCCGATGGTGTCACCGGCTCCGCCAGCAACAGCTTCGGTGGCCACGCCGATCAACGTGTTCGATGTGGCCACGCTTGTGGTGCGCTTGTTGGTGTCGTCCCAATAGACCTTCGCCCCGACTGTCCAGGCCTGCGAGCCTACCTTGGTGAGGTCGAACACGCCGGTCAGGGCGGTCTCAACGGGATCGTTTAGGGCAGAATCCCCGGAGGCGACGCCGAAGATGGAGCCAACGAGCAAGCCATCGCCGGATGTCACTGCATAGGGCGCAGTCAGGGTAAGAGTATTGCCGGGCTGGACGTAGTTTTTCATGTGCGGGATCCTTTGCAAACAGGAACGGGCGGCCCGTTCGGACCGCCCGTCAGAGGTGTGATGTCAGGGATTGCCCGGCTTATGCGCCCGGGTTCTTGTAGAGGCCGCGCCAGTCGATGGCCTTGGCGCCGAAGTCGAGGCGGCACTTGATCTCGACGCCGTCAACATCGAAGCCGTTGCGGGTCTCGATGTAGGCGCCCTGCTGACCCTCGAGATAGGCGTATTCGATGGTGTCGATCTGGTTCGGGCTGGCCGCCAGATACCAGGCGGTCTCGCTGGCCGCGTCGAGGCGCGGCTCGCTGATCGGCGCCAGCGTGCGAATCGATTGCGGCACGACGTTGGAGGTTGCGGCGGGCACGAGGTTCTGGGCAACCAGCTGCTCCGCCTTCAGTTCCAGCGAGGCGGGCACGATCAGGAAGGCCGGGCGGACGTTCAGTACCGTCTTCTTGTCGAGCCCCGTCTGCTTGGCCATCGCGGCCCGCGCCGCGCCGACACTGCCAACGTCCAACGCCGCGCCGGTGCCGGCGAGGTTCTTGTGGCTGTTGTGAAACAGCGCATTGCCGTCGGCCATCGCCGGGTTGGCGGTGATGATGCCCCAGACCACGTCCGACTCCAGCTGCGCGATGGAGTTGCCGTACATCGCCGGGATGCGGGTGAAGGCGTCGAGATCGTCGTTGATCAGCGTCTGGCGGGTGATGGCGACCACCCGGCCATAGGTCTTGACCTTGTAGCTCTCTTTGCTCTCACCCAGTGTGCCACGCTTGAACTCGCCGCTTTCGCTCACCTCCAGCAGCTGCGGCGCTTCGCCGAGCTGGACCCGGTGCATGGCTTTGAAGTCGGTCGCCAGCACCTGGCGGCAGAACAGCATGAAGGTACGGGGATAGGCCTCGTAGGCCTGCCGCAGTGTCTTGTTGGTGACCGCCGACAGGATGTCGGGAAAGTCCGAGGTCGAATGCAGTGCCCGCGTGGCCACCTCATCACGCGACAGGCCGCGCGTGTTGACCCCGGCATTGCCGAGGCTTTCCCGGGCCAGTTCCATGAGCGTCATGCCGCGATACTGGCGGGCGGCGTCCTCCAGTTGGAAGAGCGTCGGGCTGTAGCGGTGCAATAGCGCATTTGCGACGGCATCGCGACGGGTGACCTGTTCATCGCGGCCGCCCAGCGGGATCGACACCTGGCTGAAGGTCCGCGTTTCTTCGGATTTGGCGGCCACCTGATCGAGGATCATACGGCGCGCTTCGCCGATATCCGTGCCGCGTTTGACCAGATCCTCGGCAAAGCTCCGCTCGAGGTTCAGGCGACCTGCCAGATCGTAGATTGTGGAGACGCGATCGCGTTCGGTTTCGCGGGCGCGGGTCGCGACCGCCTCGGTGTCGTGTGCGGCGGCAGTGTCGGCTTTCTGGGGCTTCGGCCGCGCGCTCGTCTCGACGGCAGCGACCTTCGGCTCGGCGTCGGGCGTCTTGGTTTCAGTCATGGTGGTGTCCTCGGCAGCTTTGGCGTCGCTGGGCTGGTCTTTGGCCTCTGCGGCCGGGGCGTTGGATTTGTCCGTCATCGGGATGGCTCCTGTTTGGGTGGGTGGGACGTCCCGGCGATGGAGGACGCAGTCATGAAGGGGGGATTGCGCGCGAAAGCCCGCGGCAGGATCCGCGCCAACGGGAACGGCTGACACCTCGAAGGGCGTCCAGTCCACCGCGCGCCAAAGCTCGCGGGCCGCTTCGGGTTTGGAGACCTCGAAGCGGTGAACCTGGTAGCCGATGGAGGCCGCCCGGATGTGGCCCGCCTGGATATCGCGCCAGATCGGTTCGACATCGGCGCGCTCAGAAATCCGGACCTGCGCAATGCCGCGACCGTTTTCGATCCGGGCGGACCCCGGGACAACCGAGCCGATCACGGCATCGAGCGTGTCGACCTCATGCACTTTCAGGAACGGCGCGCCCGCATTCAGCCGGTCCAGCCGCACATGGTCCGGATCGAGGCTGAGCTCTTCGTCATAGGGCTCACCGAACAGTGTCGAGCGGCGGACCCGCGCCCCTGCCGACCAGATCACCTCGACGGTGCGGGTATCTGTATCGGCTGAGTTTGGCGCAAGCTCCGCCATCCGGCGCAAGGCCGGGATTTCGATCATAGTGTCCATGTCGGTCAGTCCTGTTGGGCGGCCTGCGCCGGATCGGCGTCCGCGTCAGCGGTGGGCTCGTCGTCGGCCGGTTCGTTCGTCGGATCATTGCTCTGCGCGCTGCCGGTCTTGGTGACGCGGCGCGGGTCACTGTCGAGCACCAGCCCAAGCGCATCGAGCTTGGCATTGGTCGCGGCGATCTCAGCCAGCACGGCGTCCGGGTTGCGGCCCTGTCGCGCGATCACCTCCGCGAGCGTCATGGTGCCTGAGCGGATCGACAGGAGGTTCGCCATCGCGTCCTTCTGCGGATCGACCGCCTCGAACTTCGGCGGCGACCATTCGACCGGCACCTCCGGCGTCGGGATCTGGCCCGCCGCCCACGCAGCCTCGGTGAACCAGCGCCAGACCGGCGCGCAGAACATCGGAATGAACAGCTGCCACTGCACGGCATCGATCTGTCGGCGGAACTCCACGAGCCCCGCCCGGATCGAGGAATAGTTCACCTGGGACAGGTCTCCGGTCAGCAGCTCGTAGGGCACGCGGAATCCGGCCGAGATCGTGTGCAGGCTCGCCCGCTTGTATTCGCCGTAGCCGCCGGTGGCGGAGGGCTGGTTGAAGCGGATATCCTTGCCGCCGCGCGCATAGGCAATGAGCCCCGGCTCGAACTGCTCGACCCGGTTGCCATCGGCGTCGACCACCGAAGGCGCGATGCCCTGCTGGGCCTCGTCATCGCCGAACACGATGGCGGTGACGCAGGCTTCGGTCTTCTTGCGGACCAGTTCCGCCACTTCGTAATCGTCGAGATCGCGCAAACTTCGGATCACCGGTGCCCCCCAGGGCACGCCGCGCGCCTGCGTGCGCTGCTTCTCGTAGACATGGGCGATCTCGGTCGCCGGGACCGGACGGCTCTGCAACCCGTTCTGCAATGCGCCATAGGCGTCGCCCGGATGCTCGGCATGCAGCCAATAGGCCCGGCGCTTGCCGACCGGGTCGAACTCGATACCCTGCACGAGACGCCCCGAACCGATGGCACCGGATTTCGTGGCGTCGAGGAAGTCTGCCTCCAGCACCTGCACTTGCAGCGGGACGGGCAAACCGTCGCTCGCGCGCCGCAGACGCCGGCGCACCAGCACCTCGCCCGCCTCGACCATCTCGCGGCAGATCAGCGTCTGCAGGCCATAGAAGTCGAGCTGGCCGTCAGCATCGGCCGTGTCCGACCATTGCGCAAAGAGCGCATCGACCTTGCGGTCCAGTTTGTCATTGCCGCTGGCGGCGCGCGGCATGATGCCCGCGCCGACGATGTTGTTCACCAGCACCGCCACGGCTTTGGCCGCATGCGGATTGTTGCGCACCAGATCGCGCATCCGGTCGCGCAAGAGTGCTCCGGCCACGCTGACTTCCGTGTCGGCCGAGGTGCCCGGCGCGCGCCAGCCTTCGGTCCGCCGCCCTTTCGCAGCGCCGTCATAGCCGCGCGTCAGGGTTTCGAATGCCTGCCTGGCAAGCACCCGGCGGGCTGCCGCACGCGGTGCCACGGCGGCAATCGCATGGTCAAACCAGTTCGCCGACATCAGCGATCTCCGCGCGAGAAGCCTGCGAGCCCTGCGACCGGCGCAGATTTTGTCGTCCCCGCGATAGCGCGCTCAATGGTCCGGATGCGGGCGAGCAGATCCTCGGCCGAGCCGTAATCGACGGATTTGCCGTCATAGCTGACCCGGGTCGTGCCGCTGGCATAGGCCCGGCGCAGAGCCGAGAGCTCTGTTTCCGTCCAATCGGTCATTTCAAAACCATCCCCC